CCATTCTGGAGAGCAACGTGGCAGACATCCTGGCCGATTACCGTGAGTGGCGTGACCAACAAGCCGCCCGCGTCAGCACCCATAGTGCCGGCTGCCATATGTGGCACAAGGACTGCATGATCCACCGCCTCGCGGATGCGCTGGAGCGAGCGAGACTCACCGACGAGGAGCGGGAGGCGATTGAGTTGGCGATAGCGACATGGGTGTGTAAGCCACAACTCAAGGCCACGCTTCGCGGATTACTGGAGCGGCTGAAGTGAGAACCAGTGTTTCTGTGGACGAGCGAGACAATCAATGCTTGGGGATGTAGTTCAACGGTAGAACGCGAAATCAAGCCCCGCGACAGCGCGGGGTGTGCTTCCCTTTTCAGGCGTGAATCCCGGTTCGACTCCGGGCATCCCCATTTTTCATCCACAGAACCAGTGTTTCTCAACGTAAAGGAGTTTGCATGACGCCTTTTGGATTTGTCCTGTCGGTTGCCACGCTGGTCGTTGGACTGCTGCTTGGATACTTCGCATCTCCGGCGACACCGAAGCCTGTACAGGATGACTACGCTGGTTGCCTGATTCACCCCGAGACAACGCCGCAGGTCAAGTGGGTGAAAATGACGCGGCCTACGAGGGACGCGATTATCGGCATCTACGCGGCCAACATGGACGAGTGCAAGAAGTTCATGGAGGCGAACGACCGCGTTACGACGGGCGAGGCGGCGATACTGTGGCTCATGGAAAAGGCGAAGTGAGAACGCCAGCGATCAGTGGCTCGTCCGCTGCATCGCGTGGTTAGCCGGGTTGATTCACAAGGAGAAAGGAATGGCATACAGCGTGGAGCTCAGCCGCAAAATCTACGACGACGATTGCGGGGCTTGCATCCAAGTCGGCCCAGACAGCGACGGGCTTGGTTGCGTTGAGATTCGTACACCAGACGCCGACAGCGCGGAGCATTTCGGAGACATTCGATTCACCGTGTCGCCGCAGTTGGCGAAGTTGCTTGGCAAGGCACTGATCGACGCGGCAGCGGATGCAGGGGCATAACACGCAGGATCAGGAGCGGCGAGACATGAGCAAGGTGGACATCTGCGTCCGGCTGCGGCTCGCTCCGGCGCACCTCATCGGCAAAGTAGACGAGGACACCTACTGGGCCTGCCATGAGGCCGCAGACGAGATCGAACGGCTGCGGCTCACCGACGCGGAGCGGGAGGCGGTGGCGCTGGCGAAGTCTCGTCTCGGGACTTCCGACGGCGACTGGCAGGCGGACGACGTACTTGCTGCCTTGCTGGAACGGCTAGGCTGAGAACGACAAGGATCAGGAGCGGCGAACTATGAACACAGACAACACGCAGGGCGGTGCCGAGCCGTCTCCTGCATCCGCTGGTTCTCACGGGTCGGCATCGCGCTGGAACGGCGTGCCTGTAGCGTGGGCAGCGGTCGTCCAGAACGGCGTGCCGCTGTGTCTGGCGTACCATCGGCAGGACGCCCAAGGTGCGGTTGTCGGGATGGCGCAGGTCGTCCCGCTCTACCGCTCGCCCACGCTCACCGACGCGGAGCGGGAGGCGTTGAAGAAGGTGCTGCGGCGAGTGCGAGAAGACTACTTCGCGGGGCGGTTTGCCGACAGTGTGGAGGTCGCCGCCGTGATCGACGGCCTGCTTGAGCGGACAAAGTGAGAACGCCAGCGATCAGCGGCATCGAACACAGGAGACTGACACATGAACGATGATGATGAGGTGTCCGCTGCATCGCGTGGTTCTCACGGGCAGGCGATCACAATGGTGATCGACGCGGAAATACGGGCGTTGATGCACGGTGCAGTAAGCCTCCGGCTTCACGCCGCCGAGCGAGCGCGCGGACAACAAGAACTAACCGATGCGTCAGAGATGTCTGACCTGCTTGCGATGGCAAATGTACTAGACGCGATGCGTCGGGAGCGCGAAGCAAAAGTCATGCGGTGGAAGTCAAGATGAGAACCAGTGTTTCTGCGGAACGTGATAACGCACGGCACTAGATAAAGAGGCTACGGAAGATGGCAGAAAGCCGCATGTTGTGTGCAGCGAAACGTATCACTCCTGATACACACCGCAAATGAAAGCCACCCTCACATTCAGCCTCCCCGACGAGCAGGGCGAGTTCGACGCCGCACGGCTGGGCAGCAAGGCGTTGACCACCCTGTGGGACATCGACCAGCGGTGCCGCAGCTTGTTGAAGCATGGGTCGCCAACCGACGAGGAGGCCCGGCTGGCGGAAGAGATACGGGGGATGATCGACGGGGAGCTACTGGAGGCGTAACTGCAAGCCTCGCCCCTGCACTGCCTAGCCTATAGGCATTGGCCTCGTTGCAGGCTTTGACCTGTGCCACCACCTGGAGCTCGCCCATGTCCGAGATCAAGATTCGCCGCCGCGTGCGTGACGTTGCTATCACCCTGCACACGGCAACCTCGCTGGCCACCACCATCAACCTGAGCGACATGGCTGGGGCTGTGGTGTCGATTGGCACCATCAGCACCAACGCTACGACGCTGCAGATGTTTGGTGCTACCGCAGCGGACGGCCCCTTCCGTCGCCTATACGGTTCGGATGGCTCGGCAGTGGACCTGACGCTGGCCCCCTCGAGCACGGACGGCCGAGCCTACTCGCTGCCCGATGCCGTGTTCGCGTTGCCCTGGCTTAAGATCGTCAGTGCCACGACCAACAGCACAGGCACTGCCGGCGTGGTCGTTATGAAGAGCTGATGCCCCATCGCATTCCAACCCACAGGCCGCTGCCCAAGTCCCGCCGCAAGCGAGACGAGAGCCTAAGGCCAAACGCGGCAGCCCGTGGGTATTGCGACCGGGCTCACCGCAAGTGGCGGCAGGCTGTGCTCACCCGAGATGCGTGGGCCTGTGTGGACTGTGGGCGGATTGACCCGGCCAACCACGCGGACCACATCGTGCCTATCGCACGGGGTGGCGAGCGGTACGAGCTGGCCAACGGGCAAACGCTGTGCATCCGGTGCCACGGACGCAAGACGCTAGCCGAGGCTAGGGCGGGCCACCCGGGCGGGGGAGGGCGGGTCGGATCACGGGGGCCTGGCCGCTAATAAACCCCGGTTGCCTGCTCTGCGTACATTTTGACGAGTAATCGTAGTGGGGTAGGTCATGGGCAAACGCGGTCCGGCTCCGGTTCCCACCAAAATCAAGATTGCCCGCGGCACCGTTAGGGCTCGCAACAAGGCTGAGCCTCAGCCGCCATCCTCCGGCGTCGTCATGCCCGGCCACCTCGGCGAAGTCGCCGCGGCCCGGTGGAACGAGCTGCTGCCGCTGCTCCAGGCGGTGCGTGTCATGACGGACGCCGACGTGGAAGCCTTGGCCCGGTACTGCGACACCTACGAGTGGTGGCTTGCCACCCGTGCGATTCTCAAGGAGCAGGGTTGCACGTACCCAATCCTGAACGACGGCGGCGAAATCAAGTACATCGCCCAGCGGCCGGAGGTGAGCATCGCCCACAAGCTCGCCCAGCAGCTGCGGCAACTGGAGCAAGACTTTGGCCTCAACCCGTCCGCCAGGTCGTCGCTCAGCGTCCAGCCGGACAAGCCGGCCACCGACGAAGACGCCGCCATCCTGTTCGGCTGAGTGCACCTGTGCCTCCTGCCGCGCGGTGAAGTTCTTCGAACGGTTCTTCACGCACGCCAAAGGCGACAAGGGCGGCCAGCCGTTTCTGCTCGAGCCGTGGCAGCGCGACTACGTGCGGGCGTTGTTCGCCGAGCGTGACGGCCGGCGGCAGATCCGTACCTCGCTCTTGGCGGTGCCTCGCAAGAACGGCAAGAGCACGCTCTGTGCCGGGCTGGCTCTCAAGCTCTTGATGGAGCCGGAGCCCGGCGGCGAGGTGTATTCCTGCGCGGCCTCGCGCGACCAGGCTCGGCTCGTGTTCGACACGGCCCGCATTGCGGTTGAGCAGTCGCCGGTCTTGTCGCAGCACCTCAAGGTCTACCGCTCGGCCATCGTCTGCGAGAAGACGCACGCCACGTACAAGGCCCTGTCCGCCGAGGCTGGCATCCAGCACGGTCTCAACCCGAGCGGCGTCATCTTCGACGAGCTACACGCTCAGCCCAATCGCGAGCTGGTGGACGTGATGGCCACGAGCATGGGGGCCAGGTCGCAGCCGCTCATGGTCTACATCACGACGGCCGGTTACGACCGCAAGAGCATCTGCTGGGAAATCTGGAAGTATGCCGAGAGTGTGGCGGCCGGGGCCGTGAAAGACGAACGGTTCCTGTCCGCCATCTACGCCGCGGGGCCAAAGGCTGATTGGAAGGACGAGGCGACGTGGACCGCCGCCAATCCCAACCTGGGCGTGAGCGTGAAGCTCGACTTCCTGCGGAGCGAGTGTGCCAGGGCCGTGGAAATGCCCGCGTACGAGAACACCTTCCGCCAGCTGTACCTCAACCAGTGGACTGAGCAGGACACCCGCTGGCTACGCATGGACCACTGGGCACAGGGCAACGCTTCCTGTCCGGTGCCGCTCGAGGGCCGGGAGTGCTGGG